CTGCTGGATTCTCCTTTCGGAGGCCCTATTTCTAGGGACTTCTTGGGAGTTAACAGCAACCATACCGGGGCCTCGCGGCCCCGGACCCCTGTTCGGGGACCCTCTCTGGCTCGCTATACTTCATAGCGAGACTTGTACCTGTCATTCCTGACCCGGTAACCAAACCGAGCCAGTATATGCAGGAACCCACCTCTGTCTAGTTCCATTACGGAACCGGACAGGAGACTTAACTAAGTGGTCTGGCGCCCTACCTAGTAGGGGCACCAGAAAGAACTTAGTAAGTGCAGCATACCCGTCAATCTCATCACTCCTTTTCAGAGGGATGAGAACCGTGCCTTTTGTTTCGGCACGGTGAAGCTTAGGATTCCAGCGATGGAAGTCCTGAGCATCTAAACGTGTATGTAGCCCGAGTACTGAACTTTCCCTAGAGACTAAGGGGAGCTTCTTCCCAAGAAGCTCCTCAATGATCTCTCTGAGATGTTCCGCTAGCCCATACAGACAACGCAACCAAGCTTGATTGCAGAGGCTGACAAGGTGAGCGAGCGTATTCGGCTCCTTTTTAGAGGGCACTGGGAGAAGTCGTACATATAGAGGGGTCACGTCGACCCCTCTAAAAGCATCGACTCCGCAACTCTCGCGGAAGTTTCCAACCGCGAAAGTTTTCTTCACGTTGACTTTTAGACCAACGTGAGATATCCAGTGTTCAACCTGATGCGCTTGTTCGGAGGGTACGATGATATCATCACCGTATACCCGAACAAGCCGGGCGACTCGCACGATATTCCTGTAAGATGGGAATTTGGTAAACCCATCTAAGAGAGCGGATATTGCCAGGACGGCAAACACCACACTCTGAACAGGAAAGGTCGTAGCGTTACCCATACCGGCAAACTTCTGGAGTGTTATCTGACTTTTGTCAGCCGACACTTCAGGGGAACGACAATCGAGAAGACCAGCTAAGAACACTGGTCTATGTCTGAAAACGGTCTCAACCAACTTAATGGTTAAGAGATCGGAAGCAGACTTAAGATCGATCGTCGCCCATTGACCGGTTTGGGAGCCAACTAGAGCTAAACGAGAGTTTTTGCTCTGGTCGGTTAAGTCTAAGCAACGACGAAGCACCGAGCATCGTTCTATAGAAGAACGAAGCAGAGTGTTGAACCCCTGTTGGACAAACTGTCTAATAACGGGTTCAATCGTTATCGTCCGTCTTGAAGTAGAATTCTTCAAAACGGAGATTAGCTTAGCCTTGTCACCCGAGACACCGTACCTCGAGAGATTCGAAGAGTCGACGTTCACATCAAGAAGGCCCTCACGGGCGTAATTGATGTCATAGCCTAACTCTTCTAGTCGACCTGAGTAGGTCAACAACGCCGAATATTTCTTATTCGGAGTAAGCTTCTCGACTACGGCTCCAGGCCCATGTTTGCATTCTAACTCACGTTCATCGAAAGAATCGATGTTCGGGAGAATGTGTTTGCAAACACTGTCGAGGATGAAAGCCATGCGATCAGGGATCTTAAGTTCCTGACCACAATGGAGATCATCTTCGAAAAACCCTCTCTTTGCTTTTCGATCAAGCTCATCAGCCTGATCGTCAGCGAGAGAGAGTTTCTTGAAGAGTCTGAGACATTGGCGTAGAGATAAAACGTACTCTACGCTATCAGACTCTAACAAGCGGCCTGTTTCAATATCGAAAACCTTGCAGAACATACCCGAGAACAATTTCGGGATTGTTCCCCCGGAGACCTTACTCAGGCCCCGCGGGCAGGCAAACTTGCCATCTGCTAACCCTCTATCGAGGGCGTCGCAGAGAGCAGGTAAGGCGATGGTTAGGAAGCCGTCACCTTCGTTTTCGTATCGCTTCTTGAGCGTGATGATATCTCGCTCAAGGCCTTTCACATCAGGTAGAAGCCTCGTATAGTCCTTACTTACGAGGCTTACTAGGAGATCTATCGGACTTTTCATGGCTTCCTCCTTGAGGTAAGTCATTCCGAGTCCTACGACCAGTCGAAACTCTCTTAGAGCCCATACGTCTTAGAGGACGCTTATCTACTTCACCAATCAAATCGTAATTGGTGAGCATTTTCAGCTTCCTCAAGGACTCTAAGCCGCGCGAGAAGGTCTGAACGACTTTCAATAGTGACGCGGACACCCTCTGGATAAGTAAGAGGATGCTCGACGCTACTAAGGTAAGCCAGGATAACAGATCCAATAGCTTCAAAAGCGAAGCTTTGAGACACGTTATCCAGTTTAACAGACTTTCTGGCATGGTCGTATTCCACCAGAACTTCACAACCATTAACCGGCCCTGGAATAAGAAATTCCAGAGACGTAACGGGTAGTGAAGATCCAAGCGAGGTTAATAAACGAGTCGACATTGAACAAACTCCTTGAGTTTGAACGATGCCAACTGAATGTTAGCACCGCATGGCCCCAGGCTTAGATGTTAAGCCTGGAACTGGAGAATACGGAGAGGTGTCACCTCACTGTCAAACAAAGTGTCCCGAAGAGCTTCGACCAAATCGACCATTTCTGTGTCGGTAAAGCCGAAGACGGGACGCGAGATTGACAGCGATACAGAAGCACTTTGCTTCTGTACAAGGCCGCTGTACGGGTTAGTGGCGTCTTTCGTCCACCTCAAGTTGAGGTAATGACGATTGCCCGCGTTACCCTTCGAAGGCGTGTGAGAGACCATAAGGGTCATACCTGACCCCCCGGTATCAACACGCTCCGAACCGTATCCGTCAGATTTCACGATAGACATCGTGAGCTGAGGAATGGGCGCAGCAGCGGCAATGGTGAACGGATCGACTAGCATAGAACGTCTCCTTGAGTGGGAACACACGCATCACTGCGTGATCATGGCCTGCGGCGACTCGCAAGAATCGCCCCAAGTATTGATTGCTGGTACAAGCTCAAAGAGCTTGGTTCCAGTATCGTTTTCACATCGTAGGCAGTCGTGATGTTCTTGCGCATCTGCAAGATATAGTGACAGACTGACTCGTGAGTTCCTGGTCGATTAGTATCGACCGAGAAGCCCACGTGATTCGTCTCACCACCACGCCTGTCTATATCGTACCAGCGACGAGTCGTCGTCACCTTACCATGCGTGATACCGGTAAGGAGACCCCAATTGAAAAGTGAACGGTCGGTGTTAATTATGTCAATAGCTTCGACATAGTTACCAAGGCCCGTAAACCAATCATAGAGCCATGACCACGGAGTCAAATTATAAAGATCCGTGAACATGGGACGAATCCCCAGTTTCTGAAGATAAAGATCTTTTTGAAACTGTGGTACACCAACTTTCGGAAAGTCGAAGGTTGCATTAACTACAAGACGTAGTTCGTGCTCCCTACTATGGACAGTTTCCATAGTTATCGCCTGACTGAAATAGCTGGTGTAGTCCTCGAACGATGGAGACCCAGTCGTACTACCAGGAATTTTCCTTTTAGTACGAAAAGTTGTTGGTTGCCCAGATCGACGTATGAGTCTATTAATCTCACGCGTTACACGCTCTGGCGCCTCCAACAAATCTGTGATGTCCTTATAAAGCTGCTTCCATCCAAAGTGAAAATTTACATATTCACTTGGGACGACCTTGGACGACGTATGAAGGTACTTTTGAAGGTTCCTTCTGTCGCTTGGGGATAGGATGCTGACTTGCTTATTGAAATGCTCGAGGGTCCTCTTTGTAGCGAGGATCGATCGAGGCAAATCTTTAAGTTCGACAACATTCCTGAACGCCGTATAACGGCGGGACTCAGGGACAACTCTACTTAGCATCTGCAACACATCACGTTGCATTACAGTGCTAAGTTCGGTTAGACCATTAGTCCGCAGACTATTAATGGACGCCGCAGATAGTACGCCACCAGGACCCGTGTCCTCGCTAAAGTAGTAATCATCAGACCAAGAGATCTGATTGTTACATTCCATAGCGAGGGTACCACGGGACGAGTTGATGAAGTGCTTCTTTTGCGGGGGTGAATGAATCGAGTACCGAAAGGACTCGAATTCACCAAACCCCGAATCAGGAGGACGACTTCGACTCGTTGTATCCTTAACGATCGACATGTTGGCAGGTTGCTTCTTGATTGAGAAGTCACCTTCCGAATATACGATCACTCCGGAATACTCTGGCAGGAACAAAGGAGGCGTGTAGCAGAAGAAACCACCACCTGGTAAACCAAGATAGTTGTTCCAAGTGGTGCTGCTCCACGTCTGCCGATAGCGTTTTAGTCTCCAGTGTCTGGATTCTAAAACACTCGTTACCTCGCGGTAACGTGTCCTGTTCACGGGGGTAATTTTAACGGGAACACCTCGAAATTTCGCCAAAGGATCGATGGTTAGAGCCAACGATCTAATGACGGACATCGGGATGAACTCGAAAACGAGCTTACCCACGCCGGTGGCGCTTGCTCTTGCCTTTTGATAGCTATCCCGGAAAAACATTTCCGGGTCTAAGGCGGCTCTCGGATCATACCCTTGGTAGGGTTTATCCTTAAAGTAACGCCTTGTAACTATCATGGCAAGCTCCTAGATGTGAAAGGGCGATTCGTGGACATTCCACGAGGTGGACACCGTGAGG